ATTGCTGTATGGAAACAACGAATTCATAACCTTGAAGTGTGACTTGTTATCAAGTGTATATTGTTGAACCACATTAACCAAGTCGATTAACTCACCGTTCTTTGATAGCTCTTTGTTAACAATAAACTGTGCGTAACCATCGTCACCTTGAAAGGTTGAGTTACGATTGTATATGTCGTTAACGTGTGAGAATGGAGTTGGTTTTTTACTCATGATCATTAAAGATTTTTTGTTGAGGTAAAATTGCCCAGAGAACTAAATATAATACAAATAGCTTTAGTTGGAAAGGGCCTATTAAAAGACCAATTCCATAAAGTATTCGTAATGCTTTGGCTTCGATTCCAAATTGTCTTGAAATTCCACCAAGAACACCGCCTACTAATTTATCATACGATAAGCGTTGAGGAAGATTGTCCATCATCTTCAGGTTCTCCTGTTGATTCGTTGTCTCCTGCAGGTAAGAATTCTTTGTTAATCCAACCACAGGCATTACAAGCGAATGATTGAATGGGGATGATAGCTTCTTGTCCGGTGGGAGACAGAAGGGCTGATAGCCTCTTCATCATCATAACCTGAACAAAGGTGTAGTTACCACAGTTATCACATACAACGTCACTTGCAGTTGATAAGTCAACGTTTACTGTTGTGGGATCTGGACCAGTTGGCATTCCAGACATGGCTCTGTTTTGTTTGTTTGCTCTACGTGACATAATTTATCCTAAAAGTTTAAGGGTTTTATATATAAGGGCAGCAAAGTTAATCTCTTTGTCCACCACGAACGCATCTTTATGTTGCGCTTCTGCAAGTTCCAAGATAATCATAGGTTGTTTATCTTCGGGAAACTGTTCTATGTTTTCATACAAGTATTGGAATACTTCAGAGTAATCTTTCATTCCATTCTTGTGAATCAGTTCACGGATCTCTTTGAACCGACTAGTGATCGTTCCGCTATCTAACAGATTAGACATAATGTTTATCTTTACGTCTGAGCCGATTAGTTGTTCACTATCAAGAGTAAGCTGTCCGTTCTTGGAGAACAACTGAGCCGTGTTGATTATCTTTCTAATGTCTGGATAATAAGTAACTACGAGCTGCTTAATATCTTCCGCTGAGAAGCTAACACTTTCGTCTCTAAGAATATCTGCGAGATGAATAGCAACATCTTTCTGAGAAGGGGGGACCAACGAAAAGGATTGACAACGACTTATGATGGGATCAATAATTCTTTCTTGAAAATTACAAGTCAAAATAAATCGGGATGACTTCGAGAAAGTTTCCATTAGATTACGGAGAGCGGCTTGACCATTCGGCGTAATGTAATCGGCCTCATCTAAGATGACCACCTTTAATGAAGTGAATCCCATTGTTGTAACAAAACCTTTAATCTTATTACGAATAGTATCAATACTATTTTCATCGGAAGCATTGATAAATAGATGATCACATTCAATGTTATTGACCAACATCTTGGCAAGAGTTGTCTTACCTGTTCCCGCTCTACCTGCTAATAGTAGATGGGGGATATCCTGTTGGTCAATCATGGTTTGTATCTTGGCCTTGATGTGTTCATTACCAACATAGTTGTCTAACGTTTGTGGGCGATATGCTTCACACCATAACGAATTATCTATTTTCATTCACAATCTCCAATAAGGTATCGGGCCCCAATGGCATATTCATAAATTCTGGCGACCACTGTGAATTCATACAACCATTAAATATAATGAGAAATGATATTATAGTCAAGGTCTTGACAAAATGTTTTCTGTTCATTTAGATATCGTTTCCATAAGAATGTGACATACTTCATAAGGATCACAATTAGCAGCGGGTCTGCGATCTTCAAGGTAACCCCGACCATTGTTAGCGGTGTCCATTGGAATACGAACGGATGCACCACGATCACTTACTCCGTAACGGAACTCATTAATACTACAAGTTTCGTGGAGTCCTGTCAACCTTGCTTCGTTACCATGACCATAGACAGCAATGTGTTCCTTGTGTCTATCTCTTAGTCGTTCACAGGCTTCACCGATTGCTTCCAACCCACCCTCGTCTCTCATGGACTTGGTAGAGAAGTTGACATGACACCCAGCACCATTCCAATCACCACGGACAGGCTTAGGATCTAATGATACATTGATACCATGTTTCTCGCCTAAGAGATAAAGAAGGAAACGAGCGATAGTAAGGTCGTCGGACATCTTGAGTGGGTCACCCGAACCAACTTGGAACTCCCACTGACCGGGCATAACTTCGGCATTAATACCTGAGAGTTGGATACCATAGTTTAGGCAGGAATACATATGTTCTAGAACAAGACCACGACCAAAGACTTCATCAGCACCTACACCACAATAGAACGGACCTTGTGGTGGTGGGTAACCGCCCTCAGGCCAACCAAGTGGGCGCTGTCCTTGGAAGAATGTGTACTCCTGTTCAAGACCAACCCAAACATCTTCGTCGGCAAGTTCTTCTTGTATTCTTACTAAGTCGTTACGGGTATTTGTTTCGTGAACAATGCCATCCGAATGGAACACCTCACAAAGAACGAGGGGAATGTGGTCGTACTGGTGATTGTATACTCTAACGGGGACCAACTTACAATCAGAGAAGTTACCTTCTGCTTGACCTGTTGAGCTACCATCGAATCCCCAATCAGGCATATCATCTACTGATATGTTCGTTCTGTCTGTGACATCTACAATCTTAATCTTTGACCGGAGCCTCTTTGTTGGTCGGGCCCCATCAACCCAAATGTACTCTACTGGTATTCTCACGTTATTCTCCTAATTTTTTAAAAATATAATTTCCACTACCAACGTGCATTATCTGTGTATATCCCAAGTCTCGTAGAGCATCCAATCCGGTGTATGGTTTTTTAAGTTCTTTATGTAACACCTCAATAAACACAGTTGGATTATTATTTAATAGAGTTTGTTCTGCTCCTCGCAAAGTATTTACTTCATGTCCTTCCACATCCATTTTTATAAAATCAATATCTGTAATATTGAAACTATCCAATGTGGTGGTTTCTATATCAATGAACTGCTGTTTATGTTTTGTATTTTTTGATTTTATTTTCCATTCGAGAGTAGAACTTCCAGAATTAAAATCTAATTCCTTCATTACCTTTACATCATTTTTATCTGAAAGTGCGGTCTGGTGAATAGAAACATTGTTATAAGAATTTAAATTCTTCTTGTAACATTCTATGTGTTTTGAAAGGGGTTCAAAGGCATATACCCTGTCAAAGACTGTAGCCATACGGAGACTCCAGATACCAACATGGGCACCAATGTCCAATGCAGTACGAGTAGAATGTATGTGTTGGGTAACCACGTTCCAATGTTTAATTTCATAATTGGAAGACCAGTTTTGCCATTCTTCATTGTCAGGTATCCACAGTTTATTATCTCTGGCCAATTTCATAGTATGTATTCATATCCTTTTTTAGTAAATCTAATGTCTTTGTGTTGTCGTAAAGCATTTCTATAACTTGACCATTTAATTCTCATTCCCCAATTAAGATGGTTTATAATATCTTCTTTTGTGGCGAATCTTTTCTTCTTAATAAAGTTTACAATTTCTTCTAGGGTTTCTGTCTGACCAACTGCTCTAAGATCAAACACATTGTCCCACCCATCAAACCATTCATCCACTCTATTACCCCACAACATATTATTTGCAATATCTGTAGTGTCATACTCAATTGGGTTGTCTAACATATTTTCAAACTTAAGTAAGAAATCAACATCACCACTATAAAAATAAGGATAGTCGTGTGGAACCATTTCTGGATAACAAAGTTTGTTTGGTAATAGATACGGTACACCAACAGACAATCCATCGGTAGTAGATAAACTCCAAGCAGAATACTCTTGGAAAGCACCCACACCAAACTTAACGGTTTGCATAAATTCCATGTAGGATTCTTTATCTTTGAAATCAACAGCTTTGTTCCACGGTCTATCTATTTCTGTAAGAGTAGTATAGACCACAAAGTCTTGGCGAGCTTCCCATAATTTATCCATCTGTTTAACAAACCAATTCCATCCTGTATAACCAGCAGACCTGTGATTAAAAACCACAGTCTTATCACGATAGGAATCTTTATCTCTCGGAGTCACACGATCAACACCAAGATAATGTGGTTGAATAATATTTTCTAATTTTCTAAGAGTATTACGATTATAATCATTTTCTGCCTCACTAATAACCTTACGTTTCAGCCAGTTACTATTAACACCACACTGATCCATTTCAAGAATACCTGAAATGTTTTCACGAAACATGGTCTTGTCATACTTTGCATTTTCTGAAACTTCAAACCAGTGAGAGTATCCAATAATCTTAGGAGTTATGTTTGTGTTATTGAACACAGCATTAGCTATTAAGTTTGTATGTTCTGGAAGATGGGAATAGATTATATCAAAATCATTACGCTTCCAATCTATAATATTAAGAAACTTGAAAACATCAAAGTGAGTTCTCATTGTATTTGGATATGTGGGCAATTCGTAAATTATTTGTTCTACGTTTGACCGACCTCTCAGACTATGAATTGTTGACGGAGTAATTAACGTATAGTTAATTTTAAATCTGGTATCCAAATAATCTATTACTGGTTTAATTACTTGTACGAAACTATCTGCTTCAAGATTTTCTTGAAACGTATAGTTTCCATAGATAAGCATTTGATAATCAAATTGATCATGTTCGTAGTCATCTTCCAATATACTATTTATACTATTAATGTTTATCATCTACCAACGTCTCCAATATATGTTTGTCTAGCCTGTTCCCATGACATATCAATCATCTTATTGTAGAATAAGATTTCATCTTTGATTCTATTTTCTTCATGGAGCTTTACGTAACGCTTAATAGCTTTTGGCTTCCACCAATCAACTACTGAATCTATATCATTTTCTAATTTTGTCAATGGAACCAGTTCATCTTTCGTAATCTCACCACGTAAAAATTCTCTAGCGTTTTCATATCTCCGTGCAAAATATACTCCACGTTCAAAACCATGCTTGTATTTTGATTCTTTAATACCAGCAAGTTTAAAAATCTTGGAGATTGTCTTTTGTTTTACACCAGTGGGCGGACCAGACTTTTGTTGTTTACCATTGATCTCCTGTTCATACCATTCTGGTTCTTCTCTCTTTACGATCTGATGCCACTCGTCGTAGATGTCATCGTCGGGCTTAATACTGATTGAGCCTTTACTCTTACCCAACTTCTTCCAGAACGGGATACTATTGTACATACTTGCTGAACCGTACAACGAAGTTGTGGTCAATCCAGCCAATACATTACCATACACCTTTTCCCAAGTATCAGCAACAAGTTGTGTGGTCAGCATTGAAGCAACCAACTTACCACCAAGAAAGTTATAACCGAATGGTTGGGTAGCCATGATACAAGTACCAATGGATGTGTTGTTGAGCTTACCACCCAACTTAACATCCTTATCCCATCCGATATATTCATCACGACATGAAATTGAAATTACATCACTACCAAGTGACACCGCTCCAAGATACTTTTGTGTTACATCATCATACACCAAGAATCTAAGGAATCTGCCTGGGTTCTGATCGAACTGCATGGTATGTGAAAATACCCTGAGCATCAACCAATCCTGCAAGTCTTCCTTAGATTCAGCGTGTCGAATTCTTGGCTGTATATTACTGATTTCTTCTACTGTCTGATCACGGTTAGTGATATCGGTTGGTGTCCAAATCTTAGCCTTGACCACCCTAGACATATCAACCTTCTTTTTATACTTGCCGGTAATTTCCCTATACTTTTTGTATAGGGTTTGTTCCTGTACCGGCATACTCTTAAGCATATCCATGTTATTCTGTAGACGAATGCTAGCATCATCCAAAGAAGTTTCTTGAACATCAAAGAAATCAGAAAATGACATATTAATCTATCGTGTCGATTTTAACCAAGTAGTATGTTGACCACATATTATCAACCGAAAACTTAGCAACAGCAAGTCCAGCGGTAGATACATTCAACACACCGTTCTTACAATCTTTGTTAGCGGAAAGAATGTCCTTAAAATATGAAGCAGAGAAACTAACCGGATTGAATGACTGACAAGCAACGCCGGTGCGCATCTTAACACGATTGGTGTTGAGTGACGAGAAACCAAGAACAATACAAACCTGTTCATCTTCACAGACAACAGTAAATGTATCAACTTCGGGGAGTGCGGACTTAGCCTTAATAAAGGTGGACACGAATGTCTCGTCCAAATCAATACTAATATCGAATTCGGGGAGGTCTTTCAAGGAAGGGACAGCAGGAATAATTGCTGGGTCTGAAAGAACAAACCTAGCTACATTATTACTGTCCGAAAATTCAAAGGATGTACTCTCTACATCTAGGTTTACTCGTTCATCAAGAACGTTCAGAATAGAACGGAGACGAGCAGTCTCATAGATAGCATACTCTCCAGCAGGAACACCCATACCTTGAGCCTCTACTTCAACTAGTACGCTTTTGTCATCGGAGATGGCTTTGGTTGTGAGACTACCATCTTGTGATGTAAACAATACACTCTCACAAGCACCACCCAAATTGTACTTATCCAGATACCGTTGGAATACGGACTTCTCAATCATAAATAACCTCTTATTGTTTTAATGTTTACCTATAAATTTAACAGCGTTTGCTACAAATGTCAACCCCTAGAAGGAAAAGAATTGAGTTGCACTCTTATTAATATCCATCGGGAGTTCTCCCCAATCCAATGCAACATAGAAGTCTTTCATCTTTTTTCTCATTTCTGCGTCAAATAGTCTACGATGATCACAATATTCTTTCAGATATTTCATAACCTGTGGGGGATCTTCATAATCTTTAAACGCTAAGCAATCCATTTTGAATGGATTATCTTTTAAAAGACAGTACTTAATCTTCTCACCACTTGAGATGGGAGGAAATTCTTTATCAATCTTTAATTGTTTCAATAGATGATTATAATTGATAGCAGACTTCACGTGCATCGGAGTACCTTTCTTATGACCACCATCACCAGCATCATACTTTTTAATGTTTTTAGCTGCTGTATTTCTGGCGACCTCAGTTGGTTCGGCACCTCGCATCTCATTGTAGAAGTCCATGAAGTCATTATCAATCTGATCTTTGTCTGTTCCTTTCAAAGCATCAATAATAAATTTCCTCATGTACGTTTTGAAATACTGTGGAAAGGTTGACCGGATAATATCAAGACCCTTGACGCCTAACTTGGGTTCGATAGCTACATCCTTTTCTAAGTCGTATGTCTTAAGCATTGCATATCGTTTCTTGGCAATCCAGATACCAGAACTGGCAATTACTTCACCTTTGATAAATAATCTATGATCCTTACAATTGAAATAATCCAAAGACATATGATCATAATAAGCATTAAGTCTGTCTTCAATAAATCTAGCAAGTTTAATTGTATTTTCTTGAATGTCGCCATTGAATTTATGTATTAGTGGTACAGATGAAAAGTAAAGAGAATCTGTGTCGATGTACACACACCAATCCTTTTCACTAGCAGCTTGTTTTTCATTGTAGTTATTGAATGCTATCTGATGCTTTGCAACCTCTTCACTTGATCGTGGTTCAGCACCAATCTGTTCAAATAAATTATTAACAAATACTTCAGAGTTTTTAATTACGTCCTGACCAACAGCTGTAACAGCAAGAGCGTTATCAAGGTCAAAAAATCTAAAAACTGGAAGACCAAGAACTCCGTATAGTGAGTTAAGTAAAATCTTTTGAATGTGTTGTCGTCTATCATAATAATCTGCAAGCTCCTCATTACCTTCATTAGAATGCTTCTTCATTAAATCTTTATATTCTACTCGTTCACCAAACCATTGATCTAGAATGGCTGGAATTACACCCTTCTTATCTTGTCGATATAGAATACCATTGGTGCTGATTGCTAGATTGTTATCCTTAATAAAGTTTTTAAACTGATCGTTAGTTAATTTAACAATCTCGCCTCCAGTTTCTACGGTTATGTGTTCTAATTCACCAGAAACATATTTCTTATTATCCCAATTAGGAACGCTTCCAACCTTTGTCTCTGGTGAAATGTTGAGTGACATAATGATACTAGGATACAGAGATTGTAAATCAAGGGAGAACAACCAATCATACTTGGCAGGACGAGGAGCCTTAACGTATGCTCCTGTGAAACCTTCTCCCTTTCTCGCATCCATTAATTCTCGGCCCTCTGGATCACGATCTGTGACCACCATACCCTTACGATGTAGATATGTTACTAGAGTTCCTTCAAGAAAACGTGATGAATAACCATAATCTTCATAGGGAACGTGACCGATATGACAGATACCTCTGACCAATTCGATTAGCTTCATTTTCTTTTCAAGTTCTACAATGATCTCAACGTCTCGTAAGTTATATTCAATAAACTTATCAATGTCACTCTCAAAGAGATCGTCTAGAGTACCATCGTATTCAATCTTACCCATGCCCAATTCAATTCTACCAACAGTATCAAGTCGATAGTTGGGAAGCTCACTGTAAGTAAACTTTTTATATAGATCAAGATAATCTAAGCTGGAAATACCAGCCATCTGATACTTCATTCGGTAGTTTGAATATTTAACCTTTTGAATACAGGACATCCTTAGTGCATGATTGTATCCAAGAACGTGCTGAAGTCTACGATACAGATACGGAACATCGAAATTATCACTGTTCCATCCTGTAATGATAGTTGGACTGATTCCCTCCCATAGATCTAGAAAATCATATAGAAGATCGAATTCGTTTGTATAAAATTTAACCGTAGTATTATTCTTGGAATGATTTTCTTTAGCACCAGATTTGTCCAGAACTAGCACATGGTACTCATCTACTATCTGGTCATACAATGCTATAGAGGTTATTTCATTATTTGCGGTTTCAATGTTCGGAAGTTCCGGCGTCATCGAAACCTCAATATCAAAAATGACTAGTCGGTGACCTTCGGAGGGTTCATCACTGTCAAGATATACGTCGGTCAATACCCGTGTTTCAATCGGGAGATCGCTTTCAAAAATGTCGGGGTCTGATTTTACAAACCGTCGAGTCTTTGAACATTTCTCCCCATTAAAACAGAGGTGTTGACCACGGGGGTTTTTCCGATAAGCGTACTGGTATTCTTTAGCGGGGAAAACATAATAGCCTTTCTTATCATCCCAGATATGGACATGATCGTCAGCTAAATAAATATTTTGATAAATTCTAGTACCCTACTTGTTGTTTTGGTTTTTGTGCATCTTTGCTTGATTTTCGTAATAGAGCTGTTTCCTTAAATGAGCATCTCTTTCTACATTAAATTTAGATAAAGCAGCGTCATGTGTCAAGTCCTTATTTTCGGGCAGACTAATCCATGTTTGCCAAGGTAAAAATTCATGGTAATTTGTCATACTTATTCTCCTGTACTGCCGAATCCATCTTGACCACGACCATCAGTAGTTTCGATATCATCAGCTTCTTCGATTTGAAAGTTTGTAACTGGAATCAGAACTAACTGGGCGATCTTCTGACCGGGACCAATTACTTGCATAAACCCACTAGCATTATGTATTGCTACGTGTATTTCTCCCGTGTAACCATTATCAATAACTCCTGCCACAGTAAATAGTTTAAGTTTTGTAGAAACCGAGGATCGGTCCTTGACAATACCACCGTATCCTTCAGGGAATTGTATTGCTACTCCTGTCCGAACTGTCATAGTTGCGCCCGGACCAATTTGAGTCGGACCAACTGAATACAGATCGTATCCTAAATCACCCTCATGTGCTTTTGTGGGTAACAATGCATCTTCATGTAACCGTTTTACTTTCATCTTGTCATCCTTTGGGATATCCCATTCAATAATATTATCTTCGTTAAATGTTCCAGATGTTGGGGACTCGCCCAATCCAAAAGCGTGGACAGTTCCAAACGTTAAGTTTTTCCATACTGACATGACTCTTCTCCTTATACTACTTCACAAGCACCACCGCCACAGGCGATAGTATCTTGGACTTCAGTAGTATCCTCTAGTTCAACAATATTGTCCACATTAATTTCGTGCAACGACTGTAACATTTCTGTGTACGTTTCTTCATCACAATCTTCAAAGGGAGCCTGGGTATACGTGTGATCGTCAAAGGGCAGAACAGAGAGTGCGGTGTACATATTTCTATTTGTCCACATCCAATTACCAACTGCGTCCCACTCGTCATCTTTAATAGACACCGTGGTTGACACATTGTTTTTGTTCTCACCCTTACGGTGACCGGCTCTAACCCAATCACTCCACACTGTCTGAACACGACTCAATAATTCCATAGCACTTTCTTGTCGTGTAATAGCACCGTCTGGTGCTTTCTGTGGCACTTGAATAACGGCCTGTTGGGTTGGTTTAAAGAATTCATCTTCAACTAACTCTGGACGATTCTCCAAGAGGTAGTTATAGATTGCCTCGTTCTTACCCACTCTCAGTCTACGAATGTAATGTTCATTATGCCATGCGTGAATACCACTACTGGAACCCAAGACTAACGATGATGTTCCTTCGGGCTTGACTGTCGTTGTTCTAGCCGCTGGATTAATTCCAATCAGATCTGCTACTCTCTTGTTTTCTGCCTTGACCACAGCAGCAGCATCTTTCATACTCAGGTCTAAGACTTTTCCAGAAGCAATGCCTGTCATGGACACACCAATCAATGCTTCTTTCTCAGTTGTTCTTTTCCAAACGTCACGAAGGTAGTGGAAATCAGTATAAGATGCTTGTAGTGTAGCAATAAACGTTGCAGCTTTTGCTCTCTCGTTATAATCTTCTTGATCAGTAACGTCCGATGCGTTGATCGTGACTAAGTTACAGAACTGATATGGTCGTAGACTAATCTCAGCACACGGATTCATTCCCCAATCTTTATCGTTGGTGAAAAAGAAGCCGGGTTCTCCAGATTTGGAAGCCTCAATCTTACCCCACAGATCCATAAACACATCCTTCTCAATTTTGTGTCGGACAATTACAGCACTGTTGTTAGCACGTGCAAGGTGTGGATTAGTTTCCCACCAGTTACCAAACTTACAGGTAAGCATTTCTTTGTCATTAAGATCAAACAAACTGATCATGGCTGATCGACGAATTCCGCCAGACAATACAGCATCCGCAATATAACAATTGATTTCATGGACCTCAAATGGAGTTAGTTTCTCGCCGTCCTCCTTCCGGTCTAATACCTTACGAACGTTGTGTAGGCAGTCGTGTAGGGGTTCTGGACCGGGCGCCTTACCACCGCTGGTGATTAGTCGTGCACCTTTTGGTCGGACATCACTGAAGTCAAATAGTGGTAGGGAACGTCCAGCAAAATATGCCTTCATTAATACCTTAACAGCGTCTGACCAACCTTCAATGGAATCGCCTACTAGGTAGCGTCGAGTTTTTGTTGGTCTACGAATCTCTGGTAGTTTTTCTACGTGGTCAGACTGAACTGAGTAACCCACACCAACACCAGATAGAAGTAAAAACATTACCTCACTAAAACATTCGTAACTATCCATTGGAAGAAAGCAACAATTATAGATCCTAGCATTATTAATAGCAGCAGGCTTTCCAGCAAACTGCATTGACCTCATGCTAGGTAAAATTTTGCGATCATGTACGAATTGATAAGCAGCATAAATTTCATCTTTTAATTTTGGATATCGCTTAACGTGCATCAATTTATTTCTAGTTACAATCTCGTCCCAATTTTCTCTACGATTTACTTCGGGAATATACTTTGCGTACTTCATGTGTACTGTTACATCAGATAAAATTTGAGCTGCTAGTTCCATATTTGTATCTCCAGAGGGTTAAATGTGAGTTAATACTTAATCTTCATCTGACTGAAAACCTTTCAACTTATTGGCAAGAAACTTCTTCATATTTTCTTCACCATTAGCCATAGTTTCCTGCAACTCACCACCCTCCGAAGATGTAGGATCGTGTACTTCGATCAAACCCTTCGCAGTATCCATTTTTACGGGCAAAGTAACTCCGTCGGCACCAAATCGGTTCTTCATTATGTGCAAACGAGCAGTATTATTAATTTTGTCTTCAG